TAGTCCGTGGGTGGGTGGGTGGTACGGACTAGGTCGAAGCTTGTACTGTCTGCCTGCCATTAGCAGACAGTACTAACGGGTGTCAGTGGGTGGTGGGTGGGTAACTGACACCCGAAGCAACGAAGTTGCTCTGGATCGTTTATGTGAGATCTATGTTGATGGAGAAGTTACCAGCCACAAGGTGCTGGTGTTTGTCTGGTGCTTTGAATCCAGCACGATCCAGTATGTCTTTGGATGCTTCCAGTTGTACATACTCTGATTTTGCGTCTGTGGATAGTTTAGACAGCTTTGCGACAGCACGAGCAGAGTGCAATCCAAAAGCCCTTTGGACTTCTTGCATCATGTATGCCTGTACTTCTGGCTTACGTAGCATCTTACTAGCACTAACTCTAGAGCTATTTCCCTTATATCCTGCGAGTTTCGAAGCTTCTGTAATGGTACAGCCAGTGGATACGAGTATATCTACTAAGTTCTTAGCTTTAGGGGAAATAGCAAGGGCTGGATTAGCAGTCTGAGAGGTAGTTAATTTAGTCATTATGTGTTTTGTTTTTTCAACCGACTGTTTTACTGTTTTACTTCAGTTGTTAGTATACTGACTGATTCGTTTCTGTCAAGTCAACATAATGCACTTTTATTAACTTTGTTTGTTTGGGCGATTACGGGCTTTCGTAAATCAAGCCACTTGGTGTCTTGACCAAAGGCTTCAATCCCTATCGCATCTTGCCAGTGTGCAATACACTTCCGTGGAATTCGAGAAGTATATTGACACTGTCGCTTTTAACAGATTGAAGTCATCCTTTGGTTAACACCAAAGTATTTTTAATTGTGGATAGCTTTGGTTACTGATCCATGGAAATAACGCAGGAAGCCCCCCAAGTAGCTAACAAGTTATTTGCTTGGGAAGTTAGCAAAGCTTAAGGTTTGGAAGATTGCGACTGCGATCTTTCAGAGCTATGCATTTTCTGCATACATAAACAGTTTGCTATGCAATAATTCTATGTCTAAATATGTATTATTTTATTGTTATTATATTATTAGTATGTTATCTTGTTTATATCATTAAGTAAGGGAGATATTCAAATGATAACAGAACAAGAAGCAAGAAAGATATTCGAGAAAGAAAGAAAAGAATATCAAGAAATCCGAGAGGAATTTCCAAACACAAAAAAAGGGTTTTATATGTGGTGTGCAGAATGGGAAGACCTAGCACATCTAGCATATAACGCAGGATATATATCATACATGGATATGTATTTTATAAGCGAAGAATTTAGAAAAAATAATCAAGGTATATAATAAGGGGAATAGGTGGGGCTAATAACCCCACCATTTAAGAAACAATGGCAACAAGATCAATTATAAAAGTAAATTACGGACAAACTAATATAACATTATACAGACATTGGGATGGATATCTCGCAGAAGGTGGCTACAATTTGGCTTGTATTCTTAAACACAAAAGAAGTGCAGAAAGTTTTATTAGACAATTAATTAGACAGAAAAGAGAATTAAGTTCACATGAAATTGATACTACATTATATGAAATTGTCCATTGCGAAAACATTGGAGAAGAATTTAGATATACATTTAATTTTTCTTTTGATGGTCATCTTGATATGAAAGCTGAAAAGCTGGAAGGCTGGTCAGAATCTTACTGGAAAACAGTATTCGAGGGGAAAGGAGAAGTCAAAGAAGTAGCCGAAGATTTTTTAAAAATCTGTAAAGAAGATCGATCAGCAATAGAAGAAAGAGTTAAAACTAGAATACAACAGGGGGAGATGGTCAGCTTATACTGACCATCAAATCAAATGAGAATTTATGAAAAGATAGCTATATCAATATCAATATTTTTTATAATCGCATGGGTAATATGTGCCTATCAATTAATAAGATTTATGTTTTAGAAAGGTAATCAAATGAGTAAAACAAACAGTTTATATATGGAACAAGACGAAGAAATTATCAACGAGATAATGAGCATATCAAAAGAAGTAAGATCACAAGAAGAATATTTTACAAGGGCAAGAGCATTAAAAAAATATCTAACTTGCTATGATGACATGGATGCTGAACAAGAAATAGAAATGATCTGGATAATATCAAACGAGGAGAACAGACAATGCCTGTAATAGAAATAATAGATTATAGAAATGACAAAGCATTGAATCAAGTTAGCTTGAAATGGAAATGCAAACAATGGATCGACTGCGAACATATACTTAATAAAGATACAATTAAAGATGAGGATGATTTCACATTGCATATTGTATCGAATCTCCCAAAAGATTTTTATAAATTAGAGATCGATACAGTAGCAGACATGATCACAGAAACTTGGAAGAAATACAATCAAGTTTAAAAGGAATAACTAGCTAGAATAATTCTCCCGTCTAGCTAGTTACAGTTAACGGCTACCAAATTATTAACAACACTTTACGCAGAACAGGTAGCCGTTAGCTAGGGAGAAAAAAGAAAGGGAAAGATATGACAATTAAAGTAGTTAATCAAGATGAAAACCGATATGAGTATTACATTCGCCCTAGTGTTATTGTGCTAGATAAAAAGTTAACAGACAAATATTTTGGAATGAAAGGTGCAGGAAGTATAGCTTTTCTTAGAGAACAAGCACACACCATAGCAGTTGAGGTTCATGAGTTCGACAGGTACGAGGGAGTATTTACAAAAAGAATAGACAAGGGAGTAATTAAATAATGGATGTAACAGTAAACAGAGAACGTGGAATAGGTGGGAGTGATTGCTATGACCTGATGATCACAGGCAATTGGAAAAGATTATACGATAAAAAAGTAAATGCAATTGAAGAAGATCTATCAGATAATTTCAGAGTGCAGTTAGGGGTATGGACAGAAGATTTTAATATGCAATGGCTGATGAAAAAACTTAGATCAGAAAAGAAACAAACCAATAAAGGTGTTCATATATTTGAAGTAGAAGCAAACCATATATTAAACTCTACTGATTGGAGAGATCTAAAGAAAGAAAAGTTTATAGATCTTGATGACAAAAATAAACTTTGTTTATATGCACATCTTGACGGATATATACCCAGTAAAAAATGTATCATTGAATGTAAACACACTAGTGAATTAAAAACATTGAGTGATCTAGTCGAGAATTACAATCCACAGATGCAACATTATATGAACGTCTTTGATTGTGATAAATGTATTATCTCTGGAATATTTGGTAACAAGGATCATAAGTTCCAAGTAGTAGAAAGAGATGATGAGTTTATCGAACGACTAGTCGAAATGCAAAAAGCATTTTGGGGGTATGTAATAAATAAAATACCACCTGAAATTAATGATTGATATAACAATCATAATATATTAAACTAATAACAATAACAAAATAGATAAGGAAAGATACAATGGCAAAACTAACACAAGAACAATTGAAAGAAAGATTAGTAGGTCTTGGAGTCATGATTAATGATCCAGAGTTTGTAGAAAATTTGAAAGACTGGGCTAAAGGTATGAGAACAAATCCGTCAATGACTAGAGATGGATCGTTACCTGCAGTAGGAGATATTACTTCAATAGATGCACACTATCAGATAATGATGATGACTGCTATTTATGGTCGCATTGGTAAAGGTTGGACATACAATGTTGATTACATTTATGCATCAGATTATGTTGCTGCAGAAGTAACGGTACAAATTTACGATAAAGAAAAAAAGGAATGGGGATTGCCATACGGACCAGTTGGTAGAATTGAATCATTACACAGCCCAAAAGGTGGATTCGATAAAGAATGTGCAAAGAAAGCTATGACAAATGCATTAACAAAAGCTCTATCACACACAGGTTTAAATGCTGATGTATTTTTAGGTATGTTTGATTGTGATGCATACGTAAAAGACAATGAAAAAAGACATAATGACATAGACAAACTTGCAAAAGATTCGCCAACCAATAAGGAGAATGTAAATGAATCAGGCAATGCTCAATAAAACTACTGAGATATATGACAAGATATACAGTAGATTAATGAACACAGTTACTAAACAAGAAGCTATGGACACGTGGGAAATGTACAGTTTGGATATCAAGTTTTTAAAGTTAAACAATTACTTACAATATGATATCCTTCATTCAACCTACAATATAATCATAGATGGACATAATCAAATTAGGGGCAAGAGATATGTACAAGGAAATAGTCAGACTACTCAAACAACGTAGGTTATATTTGAAACTTACTATCGAGGAAGTAAGCGACAAAATAGGAGTGTCAACAAACAACGTTGGCAAATGGGAAAGACAAGATTGCGAACCAAATGCAGAGAACTTTATTAATTGGTGTGAAGCACTTGGATTATATTTAAACTTATCAGCAGAAGCACATCACGTTGATCATTACAATCCTAGTGATGATGAGATAGCTGAGTTGATACAAGAATTTGGAGAGGTAAATTATGACACAGAATATCAAAACTTCAGAGATTATTACAGATCTCAAAACAAAACTGCAACCGATTGGGGATCACTCCTCAGAAAGTGGTTACGAAATGCAGTTATCTACAAGCGAGAAAGAGTTTCTAAGCAAACAACAAGCACCGAGTTTGTTCAAGGCAGACGTCAGCGACTCTATGATCAAGCGAATTTACGAGATCAAGCACAGGCAGAACAAGCCAGACTTCTCAGCTACAAGAAGCATTGACAAAGATATAAAAGATTTCATTCCAATATGGGAAGAAAGAATCAGTAGTGCAAGTAGTCAGGATATAGCAGTTGCTATTGAAACGATTGCCAGTACATTATCTTGTGATATTCCAACTGATCTAGGATTACAACAATACTTTATAATCTTAGGTGGATATCCCAAAGCAATCTTAGATGAGTGCGTAACTAACTTCATCAAGACTGCGAAGTATCGTAAGCTACCATTACCAAGTGAATTTATAGCTTACATAGAACCAAAGGCTACATCTCACAAGAGATGGTTAGATAATCTAAAAACAATTTACAATCAACTAGAAAGGAAAACAAATGTATAACGTAATAACTTTGATTGGAAACTTAGGAGCAGATCC